AGGAGTAACGCATTCAACAATAGAAAAAGGTCTATTGTCATATATTGATTATATTAAGAAAAATGGGACAGAACTCAAATTTATTAAACAAGGAGGAACGTGGTTTACTCAAGAATGTTGGAACGATGAGTACGAATTAAATTATAAAACCAGTAGTTCATACTCTAATTACAAAAATAGTTATACAGAACCGATACCTGAATGGTTATTCAAGGAAAAGGATACAGAAAGAAAAGTAGGTGTTTGATGAATAGAGAATTAATCGCATACCAAAGCAATCCTGAAAAATATATCGGGATTATCAAAAGTATTTCAGAGTTAAAAACAACAAGAGACAAAGAAAATTTTTTGAATCAAAAAAGGAAACTTTTAATGGATGGTATTAAGAATAATTCTAAGAAAGGAGAAGTAAATGAATTTTGTTGAGCCAATCAGAGATAAAGACGATATACAATCCATGAAAGATTACCTAAGAGCATGGAACGAAAGAAATTACATGATGTTTCTTTTAGGTATCAACTCTGGATTGCGAATTAGCGATATCATCAATTTACGAGTGAAAGATGTACAAGGTGGCTACATTAAAACTAGGGAATTGAAGACAGGTAAACAATTAAAAAGAAAAATGCCACCTATTTTAAAGAAAGAGTTGCAGGCGTATATAAAAAACAAACCGCTTCATCATTATTTATTCCAAAGTAGAAACGGAAAAAATAAACATATAAGTAGATGTACAGCTTATTTAATTTTAAAAATTGCTGCAGAGGAATGTGGAATCGATAATGTAGGTACTCACACGATGCGTAAAACATTCGGGTATCACCAATACAAGAAAAATAAAGACGTTGCTACTTTAATGGAATTATTTAACCATTCAAGCCCAGCAATCACTTTAAAATATATCGGAATTCGTCAAGATCAACAGGATAAAGCTATGTCGAATTTTGGTTTATAAATAATAATTTAACATATTGAAAAAATTGTTAGTTTATTTTTAGAGGTGTTTATGAATCTTGAAATAACGGTAAAAAAAAAGAATTCGTGAGTTTAACAGTTTATAAGATATGTTTAGTTCACAAAGGGCAAATACAGAAGAAGTATTTAAGAAATCAATAAATAAAAAAGCTAAAACGAAAAGGCAACAAAACAATTATTAAAGGACAAAAAGAAAGGGGATAAATAAACGATGATTAACAACGTAGTATTAGTAGGACGATTAACACGGGCAGTAGATTTGCGATACACATCAAATGGAGTTGCTTTCGCAGGATTTACAGTAGCAATTGATCGCACGTTTAAAAAAGAAAATGGTGAAAAGGAAACGGACTTTATCAACTGCGTAATGTGGCGTAAGGCTGCAGAAAACTTTGCTAAGTTTACACGCAAGGGTTCATTAGTGGGAATCGAAGGTAAAATACAAACACGAAATTATGAAGATCAACAAGGGCAAAAAGTATACGTTACGGAAGTACTGGCAGAGAACTTCTCATTATTAGAATCACGTAATACGACAGAACAACGTCCGATAAACGAAAGTGGATTTACTACTGGTTTTGGACAAATAAATAACACAGCGACAACATTTGATAACGCAGGAGATTACAGAAGCTTCAACACAAATTCTAATGGTATGTTTGGTGATTTTGAAAGCAATACAGGGTTTCAAAGCAATCAAACGGTAAATATTTCTGAAGACGACTTACCATTTTAGTCAAAATAATTAAACGCTCATAAACACTCTTAGAATCAATTTTAACTATCGGGCATATAAATAGCTATCTACAAGCTAAAAATTGCGTACAGGGCAAAAATGAGCAAATGGGAGAGGTGTAAAAGTGAAAGTAAAAATTAAAGAAAACAATGGTGTGAAGCTAGCATGGGTAGAAAATAAATGGTGTGAAGTGTTCAAAGAAAGTCCACTCAACTATTTCGTGATTTATAACAGGGAAAGACGATTGCTCAATAAGAAAACGGGAGAATTAGTCAGCAATCAACAGGAAGGCGCACATAAAAGAATGTGGGTAACGCATAAGTGTAAAACAGTGCATAGAACGGGGTGCTGATAATGGGTGAGTATATTTTAGACGATGTAGAATTTTCCGAATTAGAAATGCTAGAAAAATTTTTAGAAGGACATAACGGTTTTATCGCTGGAGGCTGCTTTAAAGATTTGTTGAGTGAGGAAAAGAAAAGCCCTAAAGACATCGATATTTGGTTTAGAAATGAAAAAGATTTTCAAGAAGCAGAAAAGTATTTTGAAAAACAATACGAAGATGATGATGTGTGGTCTGCGTTTTACTCAAACGATAATGTTCGAGCATTTTGGGATTTCAAAAACGATATAGTTGTGGAATTGGTTAAAAAGGCATTTGGAACACCAAAAGAAATTCTAAATCAATTCGATTTTACACTCACAAAGTTTGCGTTTTTTAAAGACGAAGAAGGATATAGCACATATTATTCCACAGATTTCTTTGATGCACTTGAAGAAAAAAGAATGACTATTGACGATAAGTGTTTATATCCAGTTAAAACGTTTGAGCGTATGTTGAAGTATTCGAGATATGGATATAGAGCAGATAAAGACACAAAAATTTTGATAATTTCTAAAATTAATCAATTAGATTTAGATGCTTCAAATATCCATGAAGAGTTATCAGATTTCACGGAGGATGAGTGGTATTAAACAATGCTAAAAATCATCGCAATAGCATTACTAATTGTGTTCTATTTTTTAAGTGAAATGGGGGAGGATTGAATGTTTTTAGACCCAATGGAAACACAAAAACGCTATCGGCATATCGGAATGCTAGTGGCGGAAGAATACAAAAGAAGAACTGGAAAAAGTTTACTGGAAGATGAAGAGTTAGAAAAGTTTACAGATGTCTATGTGGGTAAACAAGCTAAAATTGATGAAGGGAAGATAGGCAACTTTATAGGATATCATCCCGAATTTAGAGTCTTTCTTGAAATCACTTCTTATTCTGGAAAAGTTAAAGAACTCGGTGACGAAAAAGTTAGGTACGTTGTAGATAACTTATTGGAAGGTATATTTCGTCCCGAACCAGTTTTGAAACTACCAAGAAACTTTTTAGAAACGATACGGAACGGGGTTGAATTAAATGACATTCGTAAGATTAACAAGCACTAACGGCAAACCGCTACTTTTGAAATATGAATTGATTGAATCGGTTAAGGTATACGTATTTAGTCGACTTTATTCGTGGGGCAATAAGGTTGAAGCGGAAGAATGTGCAACAGAAATCTTACTAACCAACGGTCATGAATACACAGTAGAAGAAACGGTAGAAGAAATATTGGAGGTATTAAATGAAAACAGTAACGATAATGTTTGATGAAAAAGAATTTAAAGTTGAAGGCGCTGGAGAATTAAGTTCGATGGAAGAATGTTATCAACTTGCATGGGCGTTAAAAAAAGTGGAATCTGAATTAGCAATATCATCTTTACCATTTTTAAACGAGGCTATTAGTAAAATCGTGGATGGATTAGAAGGAATTAACGACTAGGAGGAATTAAATGACATTTAAAGAACTAAAACAACTCATCGAACAATGGTTTATTGATCGTGAGTTACACACAAAAGAAAGTGGTAGACAATTAATCAAACTGCAGGAAGAAGTAGACGAATTAAAAGAAGCATACACGAATCGTAACCGTGATGAAGTCATCGATGCAATTGGGGATATTACGGTAGTGCTTATCGGATTTTGCTTGCAACAAGGCTTAGATTATGAAGCATGTATCGAAGCAGCATACCACGAAATTAAAAACAGAAAAGGTAAAGTTGTGAACGGTATTTTTGTGAAGGAGGAGAAGTAGATGAAGATGATTAAGGTAACGAATGAATATAGAGAAGAAATTTATATAAATATTAAATACATCACGTATATCGAAAATTACGAATACTTGGAAGGTTATTCAAAAATCCAAACGGTTGATTCATCAGTTACTGCTAAAGGTACACCCGAACAAATCGTAGAGATGATTCATGAAGCGGAGGGAAATAAATGATTTTTTTAAAAGAGATTAAAACTGAACCGCTATTTATCAGTAGTGAGAATGTCGAAGATTACGAAATGCATGAATCGGGTTTCGGTACTGTGTTAATTGATAAAAATGGATTCGAACATCACGTAATGGAAAGTTTAGGAGAAGTAGAAGACATACTTGCTAAAGGAAGCAACTTGACAGTTAATTATGAAATTGGAATTGGTAATCGAGTAACACCAAAAACTATTTCAATCGAAGTACCTAAAAACGTACCTTCAAGAGTTAATCCAATCGTGATTTTTCCTACTGAGGACTATAAGGATTTAACCATTGATGTAACCCAGCGTGACAGTAAGTACAATAATACAACATTTAAAACAGTAATCGAAGATAACCAATCCCACGTCATCAATCTAAATACGGGAGTGGAGTAGATGGATAAATTCGTATATGAATCCAAATGCTATTTTAAAATCATTCCTTTTGACGATGCGCTGTGGAAGTTAGCGTTTAAAAATCTAAGGGATAAGTTAGGAATTGAACAAATTAATCTTTTACCAACTGCAACTGATTATTCAAATTTCGACACTTATTATGATGTGTATGTAGATTGGGATTTGATTGATGAACACGGAATAGAAAAAGTAACGGAAATGGTAAAAGAAAAACTTGACGAAAAAATGCGCAAAGGATTTGAATCTATGTTTAAATACTCAATCCATGAACAGGAGGACACAAAATGTCAAATTTAGAAACACTAAAACAACAAACAGCAGATTTAGAAGCAAAGCTAAAAGAAATGAAAGCAGAAATCGCCCGATTGGAAAACGGGTGGGAAATGAAATGTCTGTATAAGAATGGAGATGACCATTTTGTGCTTTATGATGACGGTGCTATCGGGAATGAAAAATTTTTATTTTATGGTGAAGATAATGGAAGATTTGAACAAGGCAACATTTTTTCAACTAGAGAAGCAGCCGAACTAGAAGCAAAACGCAGAAATCTACTCACACGATTCAGAGCGTTCAGAAACGAATGCAATGGGGATTGGAAGCCTGATTGGAATGACATAGATCAAAAAAAATACATTATTAGATGCGAAGAAACAGATTTATATTATGTTGTAGCATATTGTACACTGAACGGATTTAATCTTTTCGGCTATTTCAAAAATAAAAAAGATGCCGAACGTGCTATCGAATTGTTTGGGGATGAAATCAAAGAATTGTTTGTGGAAGGTGAGTAGATGGAAAAAATCAAAAGAGAAGAATTTAAGGACGTGATTCGGAAAGCTACGGAACGTGCATTAAACAATCTGTGGCATTCAGAATATGTCAATATCGCAGAAGGTTACAAAGAATATCTTGATAATTTAAAGATTGAAGTAACCTTTATTGATTACAAAAAAATCGAAGAAGAAGCGATTAAGATTTTTCAAAGCCACATGTACGACAATTACAACACAGGTCAACTGCATAACGGTAGTAAAAAAGAACAATTAGACTGCTTACGAAAAGCGGTACTGTATTTTAGGGATGAATGCAACAAAGAAAGAAGACGTGGATTGTTTGCTAAGATTTACTATTTTTCAAAAGAAGATGACAAGTTAGTTATCCATTCGGAGCAAAGAGCGTCACAATTCACACGATATGGGTATTTCAAAAACTACGATGATTGCGTGGAATGCTTACGAGTTTTCGGAAAGTATATTTTGGAATTAGAACAAATGTGTTGGGAGGAAGATTAATGGGTTACACAATTAATGATGTAAGAAACGATGAATGTTATTTCAACTTAGAAACAAAACGTTTCGAACCTATGGAAGAATTGTTAGAAAAATGGAACGGTTTGTCCGAAGAAGAAAGATTAAAAATGTTTACGACAAAAAAGAAAGCATTTGATATTTCTGGAGAATATTATTTAGAACAGATTTTCGAAGATTTAGAAGAATCTGATTTTGGGTACGATGGAATGTTTTGCAATCTAATGGCGGATGCTACCGAAGACTTCAAAGCGAGATTTCAAGCAATTCTCGATGAAATTGAAAACTTCCCTTGCTCTCGAATTTATGAACCGCATAAACCTATCAATCCTTATGTAGATTTGGAGGAGGACTAACATGCCTAGCACAGACCTACACGACCCACTAACAAAAGCACGATTAGAACATGAAGCGGTTAAACATCCACAGCACTATCAAGGAGTGTACGGACTTGAAGCAATCGAGGTCATGAAAAACTTCTTACCGAAATATCAAAATTCGCATGTAAGCTACTTAATCGGTAACGTGATTAAATATATTTTACGTGCGCCTAGCAAGGGTAAAGAAATCGAAGACCTCATGAAAGCACAAACGTATCTAGGGCTTGCGATTAAAGAGTTGAGTGGGGAGGAAGAACAGGAAAAGGAAGAAGAATTATGGAAACAGTAACAATTAACGATACAGATTACAACGGATATTTTTACGAAACAGAAACGGATTCAGTCTTACCTATGTGCGATTTAAGACAGGAATGGAATTACTATCATCCAACGGATAGAAAAACCTACTACACAACGAAAATGAAGATTGCAAAAATCAGTGTGGATGAAGCATTGAGGGCGATATATGACAAAATGGAAGAAAAAGGTTGCGAACACATGGCATGGTATCTATTCGAAGATACACCAAAAGAATTTAAACAACTGATGCAACAGTTACTGGATGAAATTCCTAATTTTGGAACAGTAGATTATTATGTGCCAGATAAGCATATAGACCCTAATGTAGATTTGGAGGAAGATTAAATGCAAAACGAAATAGTAAACAAAATAGCCGAATGGTTACAAATCAGCGTAGAAAAAGCAGTAGAACTTTATCCGCAGCTAAGAACGGAAGCGGTGTGGTATTCGGTGATGAATAATGTTTCAACAATTCTATTGTGCTTAGGAGTTGGAATAATAATCTTTATGTTTGTGGATTATATGAACTATACAATGGATTCATATAGGAATGAAGTAGAAGTTAAAAAATCTGCAGGAAGAAGATTAAAAACACTTGTTAAATTTTTAATGGTTTTAGTTGCTTTACTATTAGTTTTAAGCATAGTTTCCCCATTCTTATATCCGAACATCGTGTTTTTTAAACAGTTTGTAAAGTAGGTGGGTAAATGAACATAACGTTAGATGCATACGGAAAAACCACCAATTATTGTGGTGCGAAATTGTTATCTATTGTAGAAGGTGAAATAATCTTTTTCAAAGGAAAATATAAAAATAACGCAGTTAAAATTCCGTTGAATGATGAAAATGTAGAAATTGAAATCAAGATTAAATACAAAAAGTAAGAAAGGGAAGAATAAATGAAAATTTTAACGAGTATTATCATTTCTGGAATATTTTATTATATCTGTTACTGTGTCACAAAAGATGATTCAACTAGAGAATTAATCTTTGCATCGCTTGTAGCTTTCACGATATTAATTCTATGCATCTTAGAGTTACTTGGGATTATATCGTTTTAAAGGAGGATGAGTAATGAACACACTTTACTTTGACTTGATATTAATAAGTATCGGTCTAATCGCTTTACTTTGGTGCATGTTAGATTGTTTCAAATTAAAGCGTGAAGGTACACCTCTTGAACGAGCATTGAAGCAATTAGAACAAGAAAGAAAAGCAAATATCAAATGGCAGATAAATCGGAACTTAGAAGCTAAAAAAAGAAAGCAGGCAATATCCGATTTAATCGCAATGTTTGGCAACAGGGATATTAAAATTGACTACGAAAGTGACAGTTTTTACGTAATCATCAAAATAAACAAAGATGAGTTAATTGAAAGGGAGGTTAAGTGATGCCAAATTGGTGTGAAGGGTATTTAAAGATTAGGGGTAAGAGAGAAGACTTAATCAATTTTATCGAAAATGAAATTCTATTAATGGAATGTTTTCATGCTGACGATATCAAAGAAGAAAATATCGAGTTAGGCTTTTACGACTTCGAATATTATTTCGGGTATGACAAAAACGAAAAACAATTTTTATATCTCAAAAATAGTCGGCGACTTTTTATTGAAAATGAATCCATTTCTTTTCAATCCGATAAAACAGAAAACGCATTACACTACTTAACGCTACATGTTAGACGAGCAGGGAGTGTTATAAATGAAAAAATGCTTATTGAAGATAGTAAAAAATATCATTTAGATTTCAATGTGTATGCGACTGAAAGAAATATGGAAATCGAAGAATATCTTATCGTTATGGGTGGTAAGGTAGCAAAGAAAGAAAAAAGAAATTTTTACGATTTCTATTTTGAAGCAATCAATCCCGAATTAGGAGGTTAAGTAATGGACGAGCTAGAAAGAGAAAAAGAAATTGACTTATTAGAACGTGAATGTTGCCCGTTTAAAGAAGGTGACGAGTATTGGGGTTTGAATAGTGACGGGAGCGTTTCAAAATTATCGTGGGATAAAGACAGTATCGACCAAAGCGTGTTAATGCTAGGTAATGCATTTAAAACCTCAAAAGAAGCAATCCTAGAAGCAGACCGTAGAGTGTTGCTGCATAACTTCAAAATGTTTAGGGATAAATGTAATGGTGGATGGAAAGCGGATTTTGGAAAACAATGTAAAACTTCAAAGTATTTAATAGGTTATAGTTGGGATTCTAAAGATGAACAATACAAATTGAAATCGTTAGAGCTAGGCGCAAGCAATTTATTTAATCAGTTCGGCTACTTTAAAAATCGTATAGATTGTGACAAAGCCATCGAACTTTTCGGCGATGAAATTAAACGTTTATATGTGGAGGTTTGATTGTGAAAGTACTTGTAGGGTGTGGCGATAAAAAGGATTTTTACGTTCACGATAATATTTCAAAAGTGATAGTGAAGTTTGAACCGATAGAAAGAGTTGAGTTATTTAATGGAAACACAAACACATTCACTGAATATAATGTATCCCAATATAAAGAATTCACTTTTGAAATCAGAGAGGATAAAGAGAATGAAAATCATAATTACGATGCTGACTTTATTAGGTCTAAGTATCATTTGGATGATTTTCCAACGATGTATAAAGAACGAGAAGTGTTTAAATTTATTTTTTAATGGAGGTGTAATTAAATGAAATTTATTTTATGGGCAACCGCAGTCTGTATTTCTGGATTGTTAGCAATCTTGAAATTGTTTGGATTGCAATATAGTTGGGTGATTGCATTTTCACCAGTGTTGGTTATGCTAGGGTTCGAGTTATTCATTTCGCTAGTTGGGATTCTATGCATTCTTGTTATAGCTGGATATACGGTTTTTAAAGATAGAAAGAAGGGTTAGATGCAGTTTTTAGATCTATTCGCAGGTATCGGTGGCTTCCGTCTAGGGATGGAAGCTGCGGGACACCAATGCATTGGATTTTGTGAAATTGATAAATTTGCAAGAGCAAGTTATAAAGCAATTCATGATACAAAAGGGGAGATAGAATTACATGACATTACAACCGTATCAGACGAGTTTATTCAATCCATCGGACACGTTGACATTATCTGTGGAGGGTTTCCGTGCCAGTCTTTCTCGATTGCAGGGAATAGACGAGGATTCGAAGATACAAGAGGAACTCTATTCTTTGAAATCGCAAGGTTCGCATCTATTCTCAAACCTAGAATTTTGTTTCTTGAAAATGTCAAAGGGTTACTCAACCATGACAAAGGAAGAACATTCGAAACCATCTTGCAAACGCTGGATGAGTTGGGGTACAACGTGGAGTGGCAAGTGCTTAACAGCAAAGATTTCGGAGTACCACAAAACAGAGAACGAGTGTTCATTATCGGACGTCTTAGAGGAGAAGGTGGACGAAAAGTATTTCCTATCGGAACATACAACAAACAAACTGTTGAGTTACCAGGTGAAAGACTTACAACCAATACCCTCACGGCTAGATACTCAAAAAGTCAATCGAACGGATCGTATGTTATTGAAAATAAACCGTCGTGCATAATACACGTAAAAGAAGCAACCAAAAAAGGTTATGCAGAAGCAACTATCGGAGATAGCGTAAATCTATCACATCCTAACTCAAAAACGAGAAGAGGTAGAGTAGGTAAACGCATTGCGAATACACTACTCACTGGAGAAGAACAAGGTGTGGTTATGAATGATTTCAGAATCCGTAAACTAACCCCGAAAGAGTGTTGGAGATTACAAGGATTTCCAGATTGGGCTTTTAAAAGAGCAGCAAATGTAAATAGTAATAGTCAACTATACAAACAAGCAGGTAATAGTGTAACAGTAAACGTGATTGAAGCTATCGCAAGGAGGTTAGTATGAGAACACTTATCGTATACAAAGGTTCACCAAACGATATTTTAAAATATTGTTCGTGTGACTTAGAAAAGCATAAATTAACTTTTGAAGGGAACGAAATTGAAAAAGCATTAATCATCGGTAAGAAATTGAATGTAAAAGATTGGGTGCGTGATTATATTGAAAATTATTGTAAAATCCACAATCAATAATTATATATACGAATACGATTCTACTGAAATCGTAATCTATCCTAGAGAATGTGTGATCATCAAAGAGGAAGGTAAACCACTAATCATTTTAAAAGATGAATATATCGAAAAAATGGAAATAAAGGAGGGTTAAATTGCAAGAAGAACAGAATCGAATTTTAGACTTAAAAGAAGAAGGGTATTCATGGACACAGATTGCGAATCGGTTAGGATATCCTAGTGTAGATTCAGTACGAGGGAGAGTACGTAAGACACAGCGTTACAAAGAAATGATGGCGAATCAGAAAAATCAAACCACAGTTAGCAACAATACGCAGGAAGACTTTCAAAAGAAAGATTATCACGATGACGGTTCAATCGGTTCACAGATTCGAGTAAGACAGAAAATTAAGAAGGTATTCACGAATGAAGAACTGATTGAGTTACACGGATTCGACCCTAAAGAAGTCACGTTAAAATCAGCTACATCGAACGAATGGACGACACCTGTTGCTGGTGAAACGTATTACAACTATCAATCTAAAATCGTAGTAGTACCTAAGAAGAAAGAATTGCTTGCTATCGATGAAATTAGAAAATGCTTTGACGATATCCAACCACGCAGAATTGAGTTAGCGTGTGATGATTTACCAAAGGATTACTTACTGATTCCGCTATCAGATATGCATTTTGGGTTAAACAGTGATGAAGATTATAAAGAGTTACAAAAAGAAATTGCAGATAAGATTTTAAACACGTATGAAGAAATCTTATTCACAATCCACGGAGATTACTTCCATGTAGACAATTTCTTAAACACAACTGAAAAAGGTACACGTATTGACGATGTGGACTTTCGGGAGGGTATTCAAGCAGGGTATCGGTTTATTGTACCGTTGGAATACATAGTCATTATTATCAAGATTTTTTTCTTGAATATATTTTTGAATTATCTTTCCAAAAT